CACTACAGGCACAGGCAATACGTTTAAGATTGCTTTGTTTACCAGTAGTGCCACGATGTCAGCTTCTACCACGGCTTATGCAACAACTAACGAAGTATCTGGTACGGGGTATACGGCTGGTGGCAATACGCTGACTAATGTAGATCCCACCACATCAGGTACTACAGCGTTGACTGATTTTGCCGATACTACTTGGTCTAGCAGCTCAATTACTGCGAGAGGAGCATTAATTTACAACTCCTCAACTACCGCAGGGACAGCTAATAGAGCAGTGGCAATACTGGATTTTGGAGCAGATAAGACATCAACAAGTGGTGACTTTACTATTCAGTTCCCAGCAGCAGACGCTAGTAACGCGATCATAAGAATCGCATAGGATATAGTGTGTGGCTGATGTCAAAGTTGCATTTAGCGGATGGAATTCCTCGGCTACTGGATGGGGCGAGGGGACTTGGGGCAACGGTCAGGCAGTACCTGATGCGACAGGCACTCTTGGCACCGTCTCGATTAGCGCAGATGCGAACGTCAGCGTCACAGGAGTTGCAGGAACAGCGACTCTCGGATCGGTTTCTGTATCCGCTAGTGCGAGTACTAGTGTTACTGGGGTATCAGGCACTGGTGCTCTTGGTTCGGTTACGGTCACGGGTACGGCGAATGTTAGCCCCACAGGAGTTGCAGGTACAGGAACGCTTGGGTCGGTCTCGGTATCGGCTAGTGCAAGCACTTCGGTCACTGGTGTGGCGGGTACAGGGGCTTTGGGATCAGTTACGGTCACGGGTACAGCGACGGTCTCTGTCACAGGCGTGGCAGGAACAACAGCAGTCGGAACGCCCACCGCCGTTACAAGCAATACCATCCCTGTTACAATGGATGCGCTCACTGGATCTATCGGAACAGTTACGTTCGATGGCGATGCCAATGTCAGTCCGACAGGTGTTAGTGCGACAGGTGGAGTTGGTGCGCCGAATATATGGAGTCTTATTGACGATGGACAAACGCCTAATTGGGCAGCGATTAGTGATAGTCAGACACCGAGCTGGTCAACTATTGATGACAGTCAAACACCGAATTGGGAAGAGGTAGCATAAATGGCAACTTACGTTAATGACCTAAGATTAAAAGAAATCGCCACAGGTGACGAATCAGGCACTTGGGGAACAAGTACAAATACGAATTTGGAGCTAATCGCTGAAAAATTTGGGACGGGAAGCGAGGCTCTTTCGGACGCTAGTACAGCAACCATAACGATGGCTGACGGTGCTAGTGATGCATTTCGCTCTTTAGCCCTTACTCTGACAGGATCTCTCTCACAGGCTTGTACAGTCACGTTAGCTCCAAATACTCTTTCTAACGTATGGGTGGTTCAAAACTCCGCTGGTAACACAGTTACACTAAGCCAAGGTACAGGCGCAAATGTAGTTATACCAAACGGCGGTATCAGGATGGTTGCTACTGACGGTGCTGGTTCAGGCGCAGCGGTTACAGATGTACTCGATGTACTAGGCGGTACGGGCAACGTAGGGCTTGGTTCAGGGGCGTTTGGTACAGGGCTTACTACAGGCACAGATAACGTAGCTATTGGCGATAGCGCAGGAGATGCGCTTACAAGCGGTTCTGATAATACTTTTGTTGGTGACAATGCGGGTGGAGCGACAACAACTGGTGGAAGTAACGTAGCCATTGGGTCGGAAGCCCTAGATGCTAACACCACCGCAAGTTTTAATACGGCTGTTGGTGACAATGCCCTTTCAACCAACACTACTGGCGCAGCAAATGAAGCTTTTGGGTATTATGCGTTACAAGCCAACACCACTGCTAGTTACAATGTTGCGGTAGGTTCTAGAGCTTTAATGGCTAACACCACATCAAATTACAACACGGCAATCGGTAGGGACGCTTTAAAAGAAAACACTACAGGAGCTTCAAACACAGCGGTTGGAGCTTTGACGCTAGATGCTAATACAACTGGAACTCAAGGAACGGCGATTGGGTATGGTGTGTTAAGTGCTAATACAACTGGAAATTATAATACAGGTTTGGGGTATCTTGCCCTCGTAGCTAACACCACAGCTTCAAATAACACTTCGGTTGGATTTGCCAGCATGCAATCCAACACCACAGGTGCAAACAATGTTGCAGTTGGGTATACCTCACTTGACGCAAACACCACTGGTGCGTCAAACACAGCTGTTGGATACGCAGCGTTAACAGCCAACACCACCGCAGCGTCAAACGTATCGATTGGTGCTGATTCGATGACAACAAATACGACAGGCGCAGAAAATGTGGCAGTGGGAGCTTCCGCTTTATATACAAATGCGACAACGAGTTACAATGTTGCTATTGGAGCGGGTGCTTTATATACGAATGCTGCGGCCAACAATACAGGGGTTGGGTATCACGCTTTATTTGCCAACACCACAGGGACTGGGAATACCGCTTTAGGTAAGGATGCGTTAGATGCCAACACCACCGCGAGCTACAACACTGCTTTAGGGTATGTTGCATTAGGGGCAAACACCACAGGCGCATCGAATACTGGGGTGGGATCTTATGCTTTAGATGCAAACACCACGGGCGCATCGAACACAGCGGTTGGAAGTAGTGCATTAGGTGGAAACACGACTGCCTCTGACAATACGGCTGTGGGCTTTCAGTCGTTATACACAAACACAACGGGTACAGGCAACACCGCTGTAGGTAAGGATGCTTTAGAGGCGAACACCACCGCAAATAACAACACAGCAGTAGGTTATAATGCTTTAACGGCCAACACTACAGCTTCCCAAAACACTGCGGTAGGCACTCAAGCACTGATAACTAACACTACGGGTGGCAATAACACCGGCTTGGGCATGAATGCATTGTTTACCAATAACGCATCGAACAATGTTGCTGTGGGTTACGGTAATATGGAAAACAATAGCACAGGCGCACAGAACACAGCGGTGGGAACAGAGGCGTTAAAAGCTAACACCACAGCCAGTAACAACACCGCGATGGGCTATCGTGCGCTTTATGCCAACACGACAGGTGGCCGAAATATCGGTATTGGAAACTATGCGTTTGACAGCCAGACTACTGCTGGCAGCTATAACGTAGGTGTTGGTTATGCGGTAGGCGATTCGGTTAGTACGGCGCAATACTGTACATTTATTGGTGATGTGGTAGGTGACGCGGTTACTACTGGAGCTGGTAATACAGGGGTTGGTGGTGGCACTTTGAGTGCGTTAAGTACAGGTAGTTATAACACCGCAGTGGGCTATGCTAATTTTTCATCAGCAACAACGGCTTCAAATAACATCTGTGTTGGAGCTTTTTGTGGAGATCTTATTACCACTGGAGGAAACAATGTCCTTGTAGGGTTTGATGCAGGTTCTTACAGCATTAATTTAACAACGGGTAGTTACAATGTATTAGTGGGTAATTACTCCAGAGTAAGCGCAGACGGTGGAGAAGAGCAAATTGCTTTAGGCTATAACGTACAGTGTACAGGCAATGAAAACTTTACATTTGGAAGTGGCACAGATGACAGCAACATTGCTTTTGGTGCGACGACTATTACCGCTCCCTCAGATTTACGGCTTAAAGAAGACATTCAGGATGAAAAAGTAGGTCTTGAGTTTATAAACGGATTACGGCCTGTTACCTATCTTTGGAAAAAAGAAAAAGACATTCCTGAAGACATGGAAACTCATAAAGCTGGATCAGAAGAACGCATAATGAACGGCAAATATAATCACGGATTTGTTGCTCAAGAAGTTAAAGAGTTGATTGATAAAACGCCTGACCTAAAAGAAGGTTTTGATATGTGGTCTGAGTCTGGTAAAGATAAAAGGCAACGAATTGGTGAGGGTGCTTTAATGCCAATAATGGTAAAAGCCGTACAGCAGTTATCTGAAAAGGTAGATGAGTTAACTGAAAAACTTAACAACTGTAATTGCGAATAGGAGACAAAAGCAATGGCAATAAAGAAAACTTTAAATTCCGCAGTTCCGTATTCTGAGGATGGAAAGGTAACACGGTGGGAGCTTGAGATGCAGTACGAGCAAGGTACTGAAGGCAAAGCTGATTATTATACAAATACTAAAAGAGCTGTTATTTACGCTTCTGAAGTAAAAAATCTTCCTGACGGAGATGAAACAATTACTAATTTTACACCAAAAGCAGAAGGCGATTGGACTAAAAAAGAACTTGAAGACCTTTGCCCAACAGCTAGGTGGGACGCAATATTTGAAAGTCAGTACGATTCAGTTATTACAAATCCCCCTAAAGAAGCCGTTGCAAATCGTGAATTTGCGATACCTAGTTAATGGAGCAGCAGCACTACAATTTTCATACACTGCCAGCGGTATTTATGCTGGAGGCGCGGCTATCTGAGAATATGGTAGGCACTCTTAACGACTACCTAGATAAGCTAATGGTGGATGAAAAACGCAAGAGTCATGCGGGTACGTTAGTAGGTCAGATAGCTCATGGTCAACAGCTTACAATGGATCACCTTTGTGAAGAGCTAAAAGATTTTAATTGGACGATTCAGGGCTTGGCAATGGACTATGTAAAACAGTTTTGCGCTCAGTCTGGTAATCCACTAAAAGGTAAAAGAGAGGTATTAACTGATGAGCTTTGGTCTGTGCATAGTTATGCTGGCGATTATAATCCCATACACGATCATGGTACTAAAACACTTATGGGAGTCTCCTGCACAACATGGACAAAAGTACCACAACAGATCCTAGACTTACCTACGGCGGGAAGCTCTGAGTACAGCTTATATAACTCATCAGGTAATGCCGATGGTTGCTTGGCATTTAGCTATGGGCGCAATAGTTTATTGGATGTAGAGCGTTTAGCTCCCCCGCAAAGTTTTGTTATTAAACCAGAAGTCGGGAAGTTATTGATGTTTCCTAGCTGGCTGACCCACATGGTTTACCCCTTCGAGGGTGAAGGAGAACGGCGCACAGTCGCTGCAAATTTAAACGTATGGAAGGTAGAGGAAGATGGAACAAGACACTAAAGAAGTTGTAGACGCAGAGGTTGCAGAAGAAGCAGAGGTTGCTCAACTACCTGTTAATCCTGAGATGTTAACTGCTCGTATGGATGAGCTTAGAGAAGAGATTGGGCAGATTACCAACGTAATTAATGCTAATCAAAAGCAACTAGATACCTATGTAGCAGCATTTAACTGGTACTCACAGCAGCTAGAAGCAGCTAATGCGGGGCAACAGTAATGGGTTTTATTGGGGATTTACTAATATACGCCAGCCTGTTTGTCACAATAAGCAGTGCAATTTGTGCAGTAACGCCAACACCAAAGGACAACGAATTCATGGGTAAGTACATTTACCCAGTGATAGAAATGGTTGCTTTGAACATAGGCAAAGCGAAAGAAGGATCTACGACTAACCCAATTAAGTTTGTTAAAAGGTCAGACTAGTGGACGAAGCGCAAGAGGCTTTGAGTGAGATAAAAGCACATCAAAGAGAATGCGCTGTAAGGTATGAGAATATTGAAAAACGTCTTAATGAAGGGTCTGAAAAGTTTAAAAAACTTGAAATGATGATCTGGGGGGTATACCCCTTTATGATTGTAACGATTGTAGCTGCGAAGTATTTATGAATGAAAGGCACAATACTGGCCTTTATGTTAGTTACAGTCATAGAAGGCAATGTGGCGCAAGGTTCAGATCAAATGTTGTTCCGAGACATCCATCGTTGCCAACAGTTTGCATACTGGATAGAACATAATTGCAGAGATGTCCGTTGTAGAGGGGGCATCAAACAACACAACATAACCGCTTATTGCAAGCCAGTGATGGCTGGGGCCAACCAAAAGTTTTGGGATTAGTTATGGTTAAAAAGTTACAAGAAAATTCAGTTTGGGCTAAATACGATATAGATCAGGACGGCACTGTTAGTGACGAAGAACTTGAACGTGCTACCCAGATGTTAGAATTAGATTTAAGAGAAGAAAAGCAAGATTCACAAAGACGTATTGCTTGGGTGGCTATGTCTTCTATGGTGTTATATTCATTATTACCGTTATTACCTTTCGTTCCAGAAGCTCGTTTATCAACCTTGTCTTCACTGAGTGATATGCTCTTCCTTAGTCAAGCCAGCATAATAGGTCTTTACTTCGGCGCAACGGCCTATATGTCGCGTAAACCGTAGAGGTTTACCATGATAATTGAATCAGTGGCAGCGGCAGGGGCAATCCTGTCTACAATATCCACCGCCATAAATAAACTAAATGAAGTCGGAGATGGGGCTGCGAAAGCAGTTGAGTTGATGCAAGGGTTTTCTGATGCGTTGGATTCCTTTGAGCGTGAGAAGAAAGACTCGGTTATTAACAACCTTAGCTCACAGGAGCTTTTAAAATTGGAATCAATTAAACATAGAAGAGATCAATGGGAAAAATCACTGCATGATATGTTGGTAATCCATGATCCAGCCTTGTTACAACGATGGGAAGAGGCTAAGGCAAGGCAAAAAGCCAACCATAAACGACAGATGGAAGCTATCAAAGCTAGGGCCGCTGCTAGAAAGAAAATGATTAGGCAGATTTGGCTTATAATGGGGGTGACCGCTATAGGCTTACTTTGTGCATTTATACTTATTGGAGGGATCATACTGATTTTTAAGTGATGGATATAGGAGCAACAAGTCCGGTAAATGACATTTCTTGGCGACAAGCAGCCGAAATACGTTATCAAA